GTTTTAGCTCAGTTGACATCTCTTGGTATGAATCGTACATGCCACGGTCCTGTGGATAAAAAGTCACACTGTTGACATATATTTTATCTTCTGGATTGGTAGTACTGACAAACTCTTCACCGCTGCGACGAGCACCTAGGCCACGACTCTCGGTAAGATTATAAAGGGTAGTAATGTTAATTAGATCACGCATATTTTATTTAGTGTTGTGTTTTTGTAACCCTACCAATAGGTCTTGGTACACTTTTTGTCTGAGTCGATCCAGTTCCAGTTCAAAACGATTACACTCTTTTATTAGATCTTCTGTCACAGGCGAACAATACATTTCTGCAGACAAAACAGCAGCAAGACTTTCCAGCTTGTCTTTGTGCTGTTGAATATCCAAAAGGAAAGCACAGGCTCCGATGGAACGAAGCCTGTGCCATTCATCTAACAACAGTTGTGCGCGATCTTGGTATAAAGTCAACTTAGATTGTATAATCTTCCATTCCGGCACATTTGAGTCTGACCAAATGCCCTTGCATAAAGTTCTTGCTCTCAAGGCCCTTGAGTATACCCAAATACTTATTACGCAACAAAGCCACACTATTAATTATAGTTTCATAGTCAATTACTTCATCTTCGCCGTCCACATATTTTTCAGCATCTCTGCTGGTCAGTGCTCTGTTGTAATTTTCCAAATACTTTTGAAAGTGCTTGCGACGAATTTTGCGCAATTGAATATTTAGATAATTGAGCACTGCTTCAATCTCTTGTAATTGATTAAAGCGATGCTCAGTTATACCAGGTAGTGCTGCAATGCTTCTTTCAACCTGGCCAAGTATGCGACATTCTTTCTTGGCTGAATCCAGCTCGCCTTCATAGTAGGTGATAAAGTCTGGTATATTGCCGATACTGTCAACTACTCGATTGTACCACATGATTACTCGTCGTCGAGATTGTAATCCTCGTCGTCCTCAGAATCAGATGCATACTCTTTATAGGCACGATTCAAATTAGAATCGGTTCCGCTGAACTCTTTCAATTCGTCATCACTGAGCAAATCGACCATGACACTCATCAAACTGTCAGCAGCTTCCTGCCGATCTTTTTGTGGAATATACTGTTTCAATATTGTATATGTTTCGCTAAGGACTTCTAATTCTACACTCATTCTACTGGTTCCTCTTCAGGTTGATCAACTTGATTAATAAAATAATTAACCATCTGTGCCAAGCTTTCAGACATCCCGCCGAGCTCAACGCAGTTGTTATTTACATACTCTTTGATGTCGTTTGTTGTTATTTGTTTCATTTATCTTTCCTCTTAACTTGCCAGCCTTTACATTTGCCGCTCAATGGTGTTTTGTTGTTTTGTAACGCTTTTTCCATAGTGGATATAGTTATCCCATGATCTCTGCAGAATTTATAAAATTCTCCTACTACTATATAGTCTATATCATCCGGAGAAGTAAAAATATATTCTTTACTATTGTTTTTGTTGCCTTTCATTCTATTAGAATGAGCTTGCCTATTTTCTGCTGTGTGGTGTTTACCATAAAACGGGTTTGACTTTCCGAGTCTTGCTATTTTTTTCTTTGTTTCTTCGCTATGCGATTTTCTACCGACTATTTTACAAGTTTCAATATAACTTGCAACTCTATTAGCAATATGCTCCGATGATTGTTTTTTGCCCTTCCAACTTGGTGGACGATTATCTAAACAAATATTTGTTAGTATACCACTAGGGTCTATATTTTCTCTGCCATATTTTTTAATAAATTCTGTTTCTATTTCATATGCCTCATTTTCATCAATGATATTGTCTACTAAAATATCAACTGGAATAGCGTACCCTAACGATTTTAAATGGTTTATTTTAAAGATTTTATGCCGATTACTAGTCGATTCTATAGATTCGTTAAAATGATCTAAGTGGCGTTCATTTACCTTTAAACCTTTTCCAATATAAAAAGGGAAGTTTGTTCTAACGTCAATTAAGGCATATACATAATACATAGCAGTTCTCCATATGTTTATTTATCTAAACTGCTATGTACCCGTATATATTACTCTTCTATAATTTCTTCAGTAGGCTCTGGCTTACTGTCAGTGCGATGCGGGTTTGCTGTTACATCTGCCATTACTTGATCAAGACAGCCGTCCTCGTTTCTTTCCCATGCTTTACGAAACTTTTTAATTACAGTACCGTCAGCTAAGGTGCATTTAAGACTATTTCCATCCTTTGTTAAAATGCCTTTACCCTCAAAGAGATCAACTAATCCTGATGTTGGGCTCATTCCTTGCTCATAAGGGATCTTGACCTGTACACTTTCAAAAGGCTTGGCATAACGTGTTTTCATGATTTTGCATGCAGCACGAATACCCTTGACTTCTGAAATCTTGTTGCCGTCTTCGTCTTCCTTCAACTTGAGTTTACGCATAGCAACCACAATGCTTGAAGCATAGATAAAACCCTGACCGCCGGAGATTTTGTCGTCTGGATCAAACATGTCTTGGCTGGCATAGGTATGATTGGTGGCAACCAAACCCAGATTCAAATCACCAAACATGTTGACACAGTTGCGGACTAGAGCTGTCAATGCTTTGGGCTTACGGCCCATGTCGCCTTTCATGTCACCAGCGTTGAACTGATTTACATCAGTTGGCGTCAGCAACATGCCCAAACTGTCTAGAACAAACAAGACTTTAGGGCGACCTTCTTCGGGCAAGGTCTTGTACTCTTTGACAAACTCACTGATCATCTTGGCCACATCGTCAATCATGGCCATGTTCAATTTCAGAAGTTTGTCTTCACTGGTGTCTACTCCAAGAGCGTGTAGCCACTTTTCATCCAATGCATTCTCTGTATCAATCAAGATAGGAAAGATGCCTTGCTGTTGCGCATTCTTGACCAAGTTACCGCTACAGATAAAACTTTTGCCTGCACCCGACTCACCAGCAAACACAGTTACTTTACCCAAGGGAATCCCGCGATCAAATTGACCCGAGATCAAATAGTTCAATGCATAATTGTTTGTACTGACCCAATCAGTTGGGTCATTAAAGCCTACGCTTAGGCCTTCAATACTTTTTGTAATGCTCTTACGAAATTTACTTACGTCAAATGGACGATTAGCCATTTTGTTTCCTTTTTAAATATGCTTGTCTTCTAGCATCAGACCACGGTTTTCCCTTAAGGGACGCACCCAACTTTGCAGCATGTTCTGGAGTACGTTTGTATTCTTTCATTTTTTGCTTGGTTGTGTCTGAATGTTTATAATTCAACTTTTGTTGAGCTTCACTCATTTAATCGTTTAACTTCATGGCGTTGTATTCTTTGATCAAGGCTACCAGTTGTTCTTCGGTGTTACACAGAACCTTGGCGCTTTTCCAGTCGTCTTGATCGGTTTTACCACTAACTTCGACCATCCAGCCATTGTCGTAGCGATTGATTGTGATAGACTCGTTGACTTTAACGAGCTTAGATAATGCTTTCATATTGGTGTCCTAAATGAGAATTCGGGCGTACAGGAATAACCCCGCAGAGGCCCGAACCGTGTTTTACTTTTGACGACTGCGAATCATTGCCAAAATGTCTTCGGCACGTTGACCAGAAGATTTGGCAGGTTCAGCTGCTGCTGGTGTAGCAACAGGTGCTGTGGGAGCGAATGACTCCTCTGCAGCACTTACATCATCTTCCCAAGGTGCCGCTGCGGCTGCTGGTGCTGGTTTTGCTGCTGATGCAGCATCATCGTTACCAAAGTTCATACCGCTTGGTTTGTAATATTGACTCCAACGATCTGGATCATATTCTTCACCATTTACAGATGCCTCAAACATTTCTTTGATTACTTTGAGTTCTACTTCGCCTGGCTTCTTTGGAAGGAAGCTGGCAAGATCATATAGACCATGTGCCTCAATGGCAGCATATTCAGCTGCACTGAGTGTGCTTTCTTTGCGAGCCCAAGTCGAGGTGCTGTAGTCAGCATATCCGCCCTTGCTGGTTTTCTTGACAGTAAAGTCAAGTCCGGCTTCGTAGTCAGTTGGCAAACTTTCCAACTCTGGGTCCATCAATGCATTCTTGATCAAGTTATAGATCTGTGGACTGATAATAAAACGTCGGATTGGATTGTCCGGAGTCTTGTCATCAGCCATTGGGTTGTCGCGAACAAATCCTTGGAACAAGTAGTTGCGCTTCTTCCAATACTTGCGACCCATTTCTTCAAGGTTTGGATCTTTAAACCAAGTTCGAACTTCTGTCAAAACAGGACATGGTGTATCCTTTCCATACATTTCCATGCACGGAACTTGAACCACCACTGGGCGACTGTCAGCCTGACCTTTGACTCCGTTGAATGGCAGTTTGATCATTGCTTTTTCTACCCAGAAAAAGTCGTTTTTGGTGTTTGCGTCTGGGAGGAACCGAATGCGAGCTGTTGCTCCTTCTTGAATGTTCCAATGTGCGTAAATAGCACTAGGCTCGTTGCTCATTGAGTTGCCTTGACTGCGTGTCTCAGCTGCTTGCAATTGTGCGCGAATTTCTGCTAAAGTTTTTGCCATGATGATTTTCCTTTATGTAAGTGTTAAGATGGTCTTAATTAGATTTAGATATGCTTCAAGCTCTGAAACATAACAAATGTATTTATGCAATACACTACGTATGTTATAGTAATATAGAAACAAAGTCAAAGCAAACGGACAAATAAAAATTGGGCCTTAGCCCAATTTTTATATACCTGCCAACCGTTTTATTTGTTCCAGCGTTTGCTGTTTTGGCTCAACTGGTACCTGATCTGGTTCAGGCTGTGGTCTGGACACAGGAGTTTGGTCTGGTTCAGGTGCGTTCATCCCTGGGCTCTGAAACGGAACCGACTGATGTCCGTTGTCAATCAACCAATTGTTTATAAGTTCTCGTGCATCAGCATCAACTCCCATTGCTCTACTCAACTCTGTGATGTTGGTAAACAATTGGTCATCGGATGGTATAAAGTCTTTGACTGCACTGATCGCATCAATTCCATCTGTGCCCACTTTGACAGGCTCTTGCATCATGGTTGCCAGGCCTTCCATGTCTATGTCGAGGCTTTTGTTTTCGGTTACATCATCGGCCCAACTGTCAAATTCACGAACATACGAATTCTGGTCGGTTGTGC